CTGATTTTGTAATTTTAAAATGATTTTCTAAACCAGATAGGGCATTAATGTCGTCATCATCATCTTTATTTTTAGAAGCTTTTTTGTACCATCTAACATTATGAAGTTGCATCATTTGCATATGAAAATGATCAGTTTGTCCACTATTATTTGAATTTTCTTTCTTTTCCTTAATAACATCAAAATGTTCTTTTGACATTCTAGACAAAGTAAGTATACTTGAATTTGAAGAGTCATTAAAATATTCAGGATCTATTGGTTTTCCTAGAAAATTTGTTTTAATATTTTTTGTATTAGAACCTTTTGGGTCTGGTAGTCTTAAAGGAAATGATTCCGGATCACCTCCTCTCAAAAAACTTATTTTTCCTTTAATTGCTCGAATAAATTTTTCTTTTCCTTCTTTTTTGAAAGAATATCCTTTGTCTTCATTAAAAATTTCTTTTGGATTTAGCTCTTCTATATTGTCATTATTAACTCTAATAAGAACATTAATCATCCATATAATTTCAACTGGATTATCATACATAGGAGTTGCTGTTAAAAATACAATTTTAACATTAGTGGCATGTTTACTAATCATATCTATTGCATCATGACTTTGTTTTTCTCCTTTTTCTTTTAAAGATTGAGAATCAAATTTTCCTCTTAAATGTTGTGCTTCATCTATTATAATTAATGAATCTGAATATTGTTCACGTATTTTAGCTGGATTTTTTTGTGTTTTTTTTTCAACTTCTCTACCAAATTTACCATGTGTTAAAAATGTATAATATTCATCAATTTTTTTATTCAAATTTTCTTGAGTCATTTCAGAAGATTCAATCATTTTGTTATATGTATTTCCGGTACATTTGAATGAAGTTCCAGGATTAGAAATAGTTCTATAAAATTCGTCTCTAATGTTATCGCTACACAAAATAACAATTTTTTTTCCATTTTGTATAAGTTCATCTTTAAAATTCTCAGCTATAGAAATGGCAGTACAAGTTTTCCCAGTACCCGTTTCATGATATACAAGCATTCCTTTGAATGGTGTTTTTGGATTAATATAATTTGATATCCATTGTTGATGTGGTAATAATTGAGATTTTTGTGTTCTATTTTTTGAAGGTTGCCAAACATATTTTTTGAATTCTTTTTTTGAGCATGTATTTTTTTCAAAATCATCATCATTAATTGAACTATAAAATTTTACCATATTAATATGTATTACTTATTTCTTATAAAAAAATATAGGTATTCAGCATGATTACTGATATTATTCGTCTACTATTATTTGCATTGATAATTATTGCTTTTATTTGTTTTTATGAGAGTGATTATATTATTAAAGAGAGTATGCAAGTAAAAGAGACTATGATTAATGATACAAAAGATAATGACAATTCTATTGAACAAGTCGATCAAGGTGATAGTCTTAAAAATTGGTTAAAAGAAGAAGGAAAGGATTTATATAATATAAGTTCTACATCTACAAAAATAACAGACTTAATTAATGTAAATTAAGCACCTGTAGAGCCATATCCTCCAATATTTCTTTTTGTTGTATTCAAAACATCTGAAATACTAATACTAATTGGTGACAAATCATATGAGCAAAGTTGAAAAAGACGAGTGCCTTTACATGCTTGAAAATCAATATCTGAAATATTATCAACACAGGCAGTAATTTCTCCTCTATATTCATAATCAATAATTCCAGTTCCATTTGATAATCTAAGAGGTGTTTTAGAACCAGTAGAACTTCTAGGATAAAGTGTATATCCGCGTGGAATATTATCTATAAATGTGGGCATTGCAGCAATTCCTAGTGGAATTTTGAATCCAATTGCATTTTTTGGTACAACAATATCTTCTGGAAGCGGTAAATCAAAACCAGAATCAGTAGTTTTCCCATTTGACTCAATTTTTGCTTCTAAATATTCTTTGATAAAAGATTGATTATTATCTATTTTTTGAACTGGTTTAATTGTTAGATGCATCATAATTATTAATAATATGTTGATTTAGTCTTATATAAATTTGTAAAGATTATATGGTTTAAACACACAAAAATATAAATAGATTATGGAAATGTTTAAAGTTAATAAAAAAGACTTGGAATATAACAAAGTTTCAAGAGAAAATGCTTTAACAAAAACTTCTCTTTTAATGTGTCCAAGATATGATGAGCCTCCTGGAGATGATATTGATGAATCAGATTTTCCATTGGGTTGGAAAGAACTATCTTATTTAGAGAAAAAAGATATTCTTGATTATGAAATGGATTTATATTGGAATCAAATAATTAAACCAATTAACTGGTGGACTATTTCCACTTTTGTACTTGCTTTTAGTAATTTAGTGTTATTGTGTTATATTTAGATTATGTACATGTTAATTGAAGTTTTGGTTTTGGAATTTGATCAGATTCTAACAACTCTGTCAAACTAATTTTACCGTCTTGATTAGTATCATATTTAGAGAAAAAGTTATGAACTCTGTCTAATATTTGTTGTTCTGTCATACATTGATTTTCATCTAATCCGAATCCTTCAAGGGGAGTACCTTCTAAATCAATATTAGATCCTGTTGCAACAGCTTGTCTATAAAATTCTGCCAAGTCATCTCTTGTTATATATCCAGTATTAACATTATCAAAATTATTTTCAAACCATGTTCTAAGAAGAATATATGGTTCCCATGCTGATAATAAAGCATTTACAGCACCTTCTGTATTTCCACCATCTCCATATACAGCAATTTTGCGATGATCATCATTAAATGGAGGATTCTCGCTATTTTTCAATTCTAATGCAAGTTTTGCGAAAAGCATAGAAAGTTCCATCTTATTTGGATAATCTCCGCTATCTCCAGTAAAAATGAAAAATGCTATAGCATTTTCTAAATTATTAATAGCTTTATTTCTTTGATTAATATAATCTTCAGAAGCACCATCTGGTGATAAGTCACTATCATAACAATATTTTACATCAGAGTTAGAAAGCACATTGACAGCTCTAGTTCTAAGTTCTGGTACTTTACATTTTAATTTTATTACCATTTGTGCAATATTTTTGAAAAATTGTTTTTCTTCTGGTAATCCAGATAAATCTTTTACTGCCCATGAGTCTCTACCTCTAAATATGTACCCAATTCTATGATTTGAAGAACTATCTTTTTGAAAATGTCCTTCACTAATATTATATCTTCTACAACTACCATCTCCTAATTCCCATGCGTTACATGTAGGATCATTAGTACATATTGAACTACATCCAACGGGTGTAGTAGTACTTGAATCAGTAGAATGACCTAAATCGGTACCCCCATCTATTCTACCAAAAGTTTCTTCATCATTACCTTGAGGTAGATTAGGATTCATACCATAAGGACGTTTTACAAGAAGAGAAAATTCGGCAAAATGTAAAAATGCATATCTTGATTCTTTGTATTTAGCAAGAGTAACTAATTTATCTGAAGACTCAGGTAATTTTTCTGTATCAATATTCGTTTTTACATTATCTATATTAGAAGAACCAGTATCAATTTTAATTCTTATAAAATAACTAGCAAGACAAAATAGTATTATGACTGCAACTATTGTCAACCACATTACTTAAAAAAAGATTTTTTTTTATTTTTTTATTTTATTTGTCTTTTAAATATACATATTTTTGAATACTTCAATAGAATATACAGGTACACCAAGACTAACCGCTTTCTTAGATTTACCACTTAATTTTGAAGGATCTTTGCTAATTAGTGCAAATGTTTTACTACTTATAGAATTAGATATTTCTCCTCCATTTTCAACTATAAATTTCATCAAATTTTCATCTTTTCCTCCAGTAAATACAATTGATTTTCCATATAGCTTACCATCCTTTTTATGTACAGGATCATTTAATGAACTATTAACTCTATTTTCATATTTAAGACCAATATTATTGGCAAATTGTTTAAATTTCTCTAATCCTTCTACAAATTGAGTTGCAGTTTTTGTAGAAAATCCTTGTACAGATTTAACAGATTCAATTAATTCAGTTTCATTATCATCATTTATCAAAATATCTGGATATTTTTTGAATACTTCTTTAATCTTTTTCTCACCTAATCCACGACCAAATGTACCTGATAATCCCATTAATTTTTCAATAGGTACTTTCTCAAAATTGTTTTTCTTAATATCTTGAATACCTTCGAAAATTTTTCTGGATGATTTTTCCTGAAATCCATCAATATTGCGAATATTTTCAATTTTCATTGAAAATATATCAGGAATTGTCTTATAACCAGCATTATTAAATTTTTTCAAATTACCACTACCAAGTCCATCAACTCCAATACCACTGAAGAAAGCTAATGCCAGTTTTTCACGAGACTCGTCGTCTTTTGGAACCACTATATCAACCTTAGTTGCAGTCCATTCATAGTCTCCTTCTGGCATTAATGCCTTTTTTGCAGGTTTAATTATTCTTTCAATATAAGGTATTACATCCCCTCTACGTACCACTTCAATTATTGCACCTTTTCCAATCATATTTGATTCAATAAAACGTCCATTTTGTCCTGATATATTCGATACAGTTACACCGCCAATATTAATAGGTTCAATCTGAACAACGGGTTTTTTCAAACCATGTTTACTTGTAGTCCATGTTACGCCAATTACTTTCGATTCTTTTGTTTGATCTGATAAAACCATTTTGAAAGCAACCGAATGTTTTGGATTACTATTTTGTCTTTCAAATATACCATCCTGACTAATAATAATACCATCAATAGAATAATCATCATTTTTTCTCCATTCTTTTAGAGTATTGCTTGATTTTTCAACATTCATAACCTTATTTTTTTCATTATGAACAACTTCAAAACCATTTTTCAAAGCAAATTCCATTTGGGCTGAAGGAATTAATGAAGGTTCAATGACTTCATATATCACAAAATGTGTATACTTTAAATGTTCTTTATTCACTGTTTTTCGTGTTACTAAACCACTCACCATATTACGAGCATTCGCTTTTTCAGATGAAAATTTTTTCTCAAAATCAGAATCTTTAATTATTAATTCTCCACGAACAACATAATCAATATTTTTGTGATCTTTCAAATCAGGAATTGATGAAATATGTGGAATTAAATGACTAATATCCTGACCAACACTACCGTTTCCACGAGTATACAATTTTTGTTCATTTTGAGACTTTACAAGTAATGCACTAACACCATCCAGTTTCGCACTTACAACATAAGGGCCCTTATATTTTGTTAACCATTTGTCAAGTGACTCAGGTTTTACCTTATCCATTGACGGCATAAAGAATGGTAAACTAACTTTTTTACGTGATTTTACTGGAGCACCAATTTCCTTTAAAACAGGATGATCTGGTGCAATTTCTTCAACATAATCTCGCAAAATATCAAATTCAGTATCAGTCATTATAGGAGTAGAATTATAATATGCATCACTTGCACGACGAATCAATTTTACCAAATCTCCCAAATCCATATTCTTGTAATTATTGTTAAATTGATTACCAGTATATTTCATTTTAATAATAATGACTTTTATTTTTATTTAATTGAAATTAGAATCATTTTTATATAAAAATGAACTTGCTTTTCATATATATTTAAAATACAAAACAATCTTAAAAATTTGAAACAAAAAAAATATGGCCAATCAAAAAGTATGGAATTCAGATTTTGTAAATGCTTTAGATCAACTTGAAATGATTTCAAAAAATAGGGGAAATATTTGGGGTTCAAGAGCATATAAATCAGCATCAGATGCTATTTTAACATTACAAGAAAATGTTTATGATATAAATCAATTAAAAAATACACCAAAAATAGGAAAATCTATATTAGAAAAATTGAATAATCTTGTAGAAAATGGAAAAATTGAAGAAATTGAAAAAGAGAAAACGAACCCTTTACATCAATTCAATAAAATATATGGGGTTGGTCCCAAAAAAGCATTAGCTCTTAGTAAAGAAGTTAAATCAATTGATGAATTGAGGAACAATCAAAATTTATTGAATAATAAGCAAAAAATTGGATTAAAATATTTTGAAGATATTCAAAAAAGGATACCTAGAAAAGAAATTGACGAATATAATAAAATTATTCAAAAGATTGTAAAAGACCTTAAAAAATTTGATAAATCTATTGATGCACAAATTGTAGGAAGTTATCGTAGAGGAGCTTTATCTTCTGGTGATATTGATGTCATAATTACAAGTGATGATAAAAAATATTTTGATAAATTTATCAAACTAATAGAGGAAAAAAATATGATTTTAGAATATTTAGCTAAAGGCGAAAAAAAAAGTCTTGTAATTGGAACATTAGCGAATGAAGATAGTATTCCAAGAAGACTTGATTTCTTATATAGTCCGCCAAAAGAATATGCTTTTGCAATATTATATTTTACCGGATCAAAAGCATTTAATATTGTAATGAGAAGACATGCATTAAAGCTTGGATATTCATTGAATGAACACGGATTTACTCCAACAGTTTCACAAAATTTTGAAAAAGAAAAAGATATATTTGATTTTCTTGAGTTGAAATATAAAACTCCGATTCAAAGAAAAAGTGGATTAGATGTAATATCTAATTCATCTTAAATAGGTAATTTTACACCATAACGATGAACAGCACCATGACAATTTGAACATAAAACTACAAAATTATTCAATGTATTATTTGTTCTATTGTGATCAATATGATGTAATTCATGTGGAATCATATTATTGAATTCTTTTTTACACATTAAACATTTATTGTTTTGAATTTTCAACATTATTCTTTTTCCCTTTCTTTTATCCATAGTGTTTGATAATAATCCTTTTATATCAACAAAAAGTATATACAAAAGCATTATACGCATTTACTTAATAATTAAAAGTATTTTTTGAATAATTTAAGGCGGTGCATTTTTTTTAATATTATCTAATTCAATATTTTTTTGCTTTGCTTTCATTATTTTTAGACTAATATCTATTGCACCTTTTGGATCATTACCATTCAATGTTGAAGAATAATTAGGAATCAAGTTTTTCTTTGCCTTTTCGAGAAGTTCATTACACGTTAACATATAAACATATGTATATTTTTTACATTACTTCTAAATTAAAATACAAATTAATTAATAAAATACTTCCAATTAAAGCATTATCGTATTCTCCACCAAACAATTCTGCTAATCCAATTAATATTGATAATATAATAGATTTTCTTAACGCATAAACACTAAAAAAAATCATCAAACTACCTTGAACTGTTTTTTGATTCCAAATAAATATTTTTTTTGAAAAATCTGTTGTTCTTCCAACCATTGCTCCTGCTGGATCTGATATAAAAAAAGGTAATGCTTTTATATATAATTCATTAGAATTATTAATATTTTGAATAGACCATATAAACAAAAACATAAGCCAGCATTTTATACCAGTATCTTGTATCAAACTTTTGTTATATTTTTCTATACCTAAACTCATTTTTGGCAATAAATTTTTCGAAACAATAACAAAACATGCTACTATATGAGCTATTAATAATGGTTCTAATGATAAAGCTAAACATCCTACTCCCATGTGAACTATTTTTCTACAAAATATTTTCCATATTTTAGGACTATTTGGATTAATTGAATAATTTTTAATACATATTATATATAGAATTATTGAAACACCAATTAAAGCATCGATTAGACTAACTTTTTCATTCTTATTTAATAAAATAATCCAAGTTAAATAAAAATATAATATTCCACACGCAAATTCACGATTTTCAAATATATCAATACGATGTAAAGCATACGAACTAATAATACTTATCAAACCCACTTGAATGGGAAACATATTTAATGGTACAACTCTAAAAGCCATTCCGATAATCCAAAACAATGCTACAAATATCTTTAGATAATTTCTTATTGTTGTTTTATCAAATAAAATTGGTAATGTTATTATATTGTTTGACTTATCTTCTTCGATATCATTTATATCAAGTAATATTTCTCTTATAAGATTCAATAATGAAAATGGAATACTAATTACTAATGCGTTAGTATAATTTGAATGATTTTTAACAAAAACATATACTGGAATAAAACACATATATGCAATTGTACATATATTCTTTATAAAGACAATTGGTTTTAGAATTGGCGTATAAGCAGTAACAAGACAATATATCAAAAACGCACCTAATGGATAATCAAGAGTTTTACTTACCAAGTTTAATAATATATTCAAAAAAATATATATTGTTCCAAAAAATATTGTACAAATCAATAGCTCTTTTTTATTCAAACCAATTTTTTTAGGTTTATGTTTATAATCATTTTCAAAATCAAAATAATTATTAATTAGCATACCATAAACAAACCCAACCCACGATAAATTCAAAAACACTATATCTTCGTAATCTAATTGATTCCAATAATTATAACATAATGGTAAAAAAATTACAAATATAAAAGGGATTCCATCAATTCTACTCGATACTACAAATTGATTCACCTTTTTCTTAAATTTATTATTCATTATTCTTAATTAAATAGTCATATGTTTACGTATTGTTAATCTATTAAATGTTTTATATTATAAAAATGATATAATTGTGTGGTTTACAAAGTGATTTAATTACAATAAAATGACTTTAGAAACAATAAAATTGCCAAAAGATGTAATAGGTGAAATCAGACAATTTATTGTTCCACATCCATTAGCATTTGTGTTAAAAGACGGATTATCTTGGATAATTAATATGAAAACTATAAAAAATGAATTAACTTATAATGAATTTTTATCAATACAATGGGGCAGTTCTTGTGATTATTATTATCTTCGTTCTCCGATTAAAAATGTTATAAATAAAAAAGAACACAAAGATTTAAAGTTATTTTATATTTTGAATAAAGTTTTAGAAAATAGCAAACTTTGACCATAGCATACATATAATCATATAAAATGAACAGCAATAATAGCTATAACTAAAAAAGCAGCAACTCCAATTCCTATATTGGCCTGAAGACTGTATCCTCCTCTATAATTTTCTTTTATCTGGAAAAAGTAAAAGCAACAGAAAGAAATCATAACTAAAATTGTGACAAAAAATACCAATAATCTATTTTGATACATATTATTTATAAGAATTTATTATATTTTTGAACACAAACAGTTGGTTTATTTGTTTTTGCTTTAAATGCTGAGGGATCCCATTCTCGATCATGTTCTGAATTTGGTGCAGCTGGTCCAGTATAATTTCTATAATTATAGTTCCAAATTCTTTGACTACCTAATTTAAATGGAGGATGACTTGACGCTTTATACCAAAAAACTTGATCTTCTATACGATTACTTTTTGCATTATTGTTAATAACAAGACATTCATAATCTTCAGTACATTGATCCATTACAGCACAAAAAACTTCAAAACAAGGAAACATACCCGCATAACAATCATAAAGACGCTTTCTGTTTTGAACAATATTTTCTCTTAATATAAATACGTAATCAATATTTGTTCTTAAATTTGGAGGAATACCAAGAGCATATTGCATTGTAATAATAAAAAACATCTTGAAATGTCTACCATTCATAAATAAAGAACGAACATATTTAGATTTTGTCCAAGAATTATCATAAAGACAATCATCCAATATAAGAAATGCACTTGGATTAATATTATGTCCCCCTATTTGCTTTTTTTTATGTAATAATTTTTCTTGTCTCATTAGAATACGTTGTATTATATCTTCACTATATTCGTTATGAATAAATATTGGAGGTACCATATCACCATAAAAACAATTAGCAGCTTCGGTTGCAGATATTACAGTTCCAACGGGAATTTTTTGGTGATGCCATAAAAGATCTTTACATAGAAATGATTTGCCTGTATCTCTTTTTCCAATCATAACAACAACCTTATCAGCTGCAATTGAAGACATATCAAACTTCTTCAATTGTAGTCGCATGACTTTCTATTGATATTGTATTTTTTTTAAAAATTGAATATTGAACGAAATATTTTGTATAAAAATGATAATATAATAACTATAAATTATTATTTAACTAACAAAGGAAAATATGAATGGTGATTTATTGAGAAAAAATTCAATTAACATTCTTTCTGAAATTATTAACGATGAATATATTACTCGAAATTTAGAACGCGGAATTTTTAATTATACAATTTGGCGTTCAAAGAAAAGACACCAGCCATGTATTTGGGATAATAAACTATTTGCAGATACATATAGAAATAAGCTAAAGCAAGTATGTGCAAATCTAATACCAAATTCATATGTTGGTAATGTGTCTTTGATTAAAAGATTGAAAATGGGAGAGTTTAAACCACATGAAATAGCTTTTGCAAATCCATGTGTATTATATCCTGAAAGATGGGAAAAAATCATTGAAGAAAAGAAAAAACGTGATGCCGCAGTTTCAGAAATTGATAGCTCTATTGCTACAGAGCAATTTAAATGTGCTAAATGTGGTGGAAACAAAACTACATATTATACAATGCAAACCAGATCCAGCGATGAATCCGAAACAATTTTCATAACATGTCTTGGATGTGGTCGGAAGTGGCGTAAATAGATAATACTAACTATTATGAATTCCGATAATAGTATAAAAAGTGTAGTAAAAGATTTGATTCAAGAATATATAAAACCAAAATATCCAATTTATAGAGTTAAATATATACATTCATATGTTGTAGATTCTTCTGAAGAAGATTATTCAGATAATCCACAACCTCCGTATAAAATACGATCAAGAGTTATGTGTCGATTAATGGAATGTAAAATGTGTACAATATTAGACACATGCCCACATGGTTTCAAAAATATGTGTATACATAATCGTAGTCATTGTATTTTTCCACATACTATAACTGAGTTTTTTCAGAATGGTTATGTTGCTGATCATAATGATGAAGTAGATCATGTTACAATTATTGATATAAAAAGAGTCGCCTAAGCATAGCATTCATTATTGCAAAGATATATTCCAGAATAACCAATCATTTTCCATGGAAATAATTTCTTTTTACATAAATAACATCTAAAATCGGCATATTCACAAATATTTAATATTAATTCTTCTGGTAACTTTATTTCTGTTAACAAATCATTTATATTTCTCTCTAAATCCCTTTGTTTTTCAATATTGCTAAATTTTGGAATATCTGGACTTATGTTGCCATTTGCACGAATGCGCAATGCTCTTATAAAAAAACGTTGACGTTTTACATAATACAAAGTACTATCTAAATAAGTTTCACTATGTAATGTTTTTTTTTGAGAATATTTTTGACTATTATTAAATCTTAATCCATATAGTTTTGCTGATTCAAAAGAACAACATGCTATTCGGTCATTTAATCCACCATTCTTTGCCCATGGAGGTGTAAAAACAATACCCGCTTTTTTAATGTTGTTATGTATTGGGAATTGTTCACAAGTCTTTATTACTTCTATATCTAATTTGTCAACATATAGTAAATCTGGTCTAAGAAATAGATATGCATCATCTTGTCTTTTTATCGCAATTTCGCTTATAATTCTTAAACTATTTAATTGACATAATAAATTTTTTAAACTTTTATATTTTACATTTTCATTAGTGTGACCCCATGGGTCACCATGACTTATATAATCTTCAATTTTTATTGAATTCAAAAAATCTTCTTGCCTTGTTACTTTTATTGTAATTTTTGTTGCTTTGGTAACCGATTGTATTAATTTTAAATCGCTATTATGATCTAATTTTACTTTATTTTCACCAGAACGTTCATTGCTTAATTCTTTTAAATCATAAGTATGAATATATATTTGAAATGGTATATTTTGATCACTTAAAGGTTTAAATATATTTTTTTTCAAAGATTTTATGGTTTTCTTTAAACTTCTTGTTAATCCATAAAAAATTATTGTTACTGGCATAAAATATTTATATTAAAAAATAATCAAAAAAATGATTCAAAAACTTTAATAATTTTGATTTAGCCCCAAAGAATCATATTAAAAAGTAATAAATGGCTCTTGTAATTGATTGTGAAACAACCGGTTTACCTGTTATCGGTGGTGGTGGCCATTTTCTTCCACCGAATGAAACCAAATATTATGAATGCTCACGTATAATAGAGATAGGATATGGTATAATATCAAAAAAAAATAATACTTTAAATATTAAAAATCAAAAATCGATGCTAATATTTCCAGACAATTTTGTTATCAAAAACTCAAATATACATGGCATTGAACAAGATATGGCTATTGAAAAAGGAAAACCAATTAATGAAATTTTTGATATATTCATTAAAGACTTAGATAAAGTTCATACTGTTTTGGCTTATAATGCTGATTTTGATGTAAATGTTTTACTTTCTGAAGCGTATCGTTACAAACGTTTTGACTTTATCAAAAAATTTAAACAAAAAAAATTTATTTGTGTATTGAAACTTGCAAGGAAAAAACTTAAGCTTAACAGTTATAAATTAATTAATGTATACAATAATCTATATAATAAAGATGTAGAACAAAAACATAGAACAGAAGATGATGTTAAATTATGTTCAGAAGTATTCTTTAAAATTAAAGAATCTAATTAGATTCTAATTCTATTTCACAAGCATTTATATCAGTTTTACTATCTGATTCATTATTTGTCTTTTTTTTATAACAATAATATCCCAATCTACGTTTTCGTAATCCCATTAAATATGGCATTGTTGTTATATCACGAATCAAACCATATACCATTACCCATGCTATTATTTCCCCACAATATTCTGTATTTTCAAAAGATAATGCAGCTATAGCAAGAGCCAACCCAGGACTTCTACGAGTACTTACAAGGACATTTGCGTCCTTCTTTTTCTCCTCAATATTACAAATTGGTATATAAGCCAAAGATAATTGACCAAATATTTTTAATAATATTGCTCCATAAAAAGTAAGCGGATTACTCGATGTAATTGATTCAATATATGATAAACTTGCCAAATAAGATATTAACGCTATTATCATTAAAAAAATTGCAGTTCGTTGAAAGTATAATCCAAATTTTTCAACCTTTTCAATATCAAATTTCTGACGAACTTTGTAACCAATTCCTACTAATAAAAGAACGTAACACATCAAACCAAACATACGTTCAAATGGTAGAATAATATTATTATTACCTACTGTATTTGTAATCAAATTATACAATTTTACCAAAGCTGTGAATATTAATGGTGTAAAAATAATACTCTGAACTAATGATGCCATTGATAATGCTATCGCAAGAGAAACATCTCCATTAACAGTATAAGTTGTTACACTTGCTGTTCCTGTTGCAGGGGTTACAGCTACTACAAACATACCATAAACTTGCGATATAGGAGGTTTAAGACATATTGTTATCAATAATGCAATTATTGGATCAACTATATATTGATGACAAAAAACGTTTAAAAATAGTTTTGGATGTTTTATGTCTATTTCTTCATATTTTATTGTAGTACCCATTTTTATTAGAATAGTTGTTAAAGCTCCTATTAAACTAATTGTGAATATTAACAAAAAATTAACCATTTTCTCCCCCTTATATATCTAATTTATCAGCCTATCCTTATTTTGAATTTATAGAATCAGATTTTCTGTAATTTTTATATATGTATCAGGAAAAAAAACATATTTTACCAGTATTAAAAATTTTGAAAACATACGTAGAACTAAAAGCTATTAGAACAAACATATTTTTACTTTTGAATATTGTTTTATACGCCAAAAATTTTTCTAAAGATTCTATGTTTAATAGCCATTTAATTAATAAAAAATCATATGACTCTGAATTAGATTTAAAATCTTATTTTATATATGAATACATTAAAAATCAAAACAATATAGATACATTTTGTGAATACAAACTTGATATTCACAAAAAAAACTTATTAGATAAATATTGTACTTCTTTACAAATTTATCATAATATATTTCTTATTTTTGAAAATTTTTTTGAAAATAATAGGTTAGTTGTTAAAAACAATTTGGATAAAAAGCTTTATAACAATAATGACTATAATGATTACAATATAGTTGGTATAAATAATTCTAATGATTTTATTGATATATCTACTTTGAATGGAATCAACTTAGAATATATTCTTAAAAAGTACAAAAAAAAATATGTTGGACAAAATTCAACAGTTAGTATTCACAATATTTCAAAAAAACAAAAAAAAATTATAGAAGAATCTATAAAATATAATATTTGTAATCACCTAATTGTTAAAAAAATCATTAATAAAACAATTATTGATAACAAGAACTATAATCATTATAAAGAGGTAAAAGTCTTAAAAACTTTATATAAAAAAGCACATTTCCCGATAATACTTTCAACAAATAATAATTCACTTATAATGTCATATTGTGGAACAAAAATTAATAACTATAATATACCATCTGATTGGAAAATACAAATTGATGAAATAATCAAATCTCTTAAATCAGCAAATATTATTAAAAATAATATGTGGAAGAACAACTTTTTGGTTTACAATTCTATTATATATATTATCAATTTCAACAATAGTTCGGATAAAATTAAATTTCCTTATCAAAATATTAGTGAATCTGATATTGAATATTTTGATAACTTTTTACAATTATTGGGCAATGTTTATAGACGTTCTATTAAATTATAAATATTTTGACGCATCTCCATCTTTTAATGGAGATTCTGTTATTTTGATTCCACAATATGGTTTTGGTGAATTTTGATAATCAACTGGTTTGTATAGTTTCCATTCTATTGCATGAGCTAATATAAATCTAAAATTTTCCCAAAACTCTTTTTTATGACCTATTGAAATAGTCATAATATGCGCCATTTCATGTAATGCTACAAATGTTATTGTATTTACATCACCTAATTTCTCTTTTTCTCCTTTTCCTCTAATACAAAGTACAATACGTTCTCCTTTATTAATACTATAACTTGTCGAATTTGCTGCTGGTAAAGCTTCACGAATTTCATGTTTTCTAAATCTTTTTACTAATAAATTTACTCTTTCATCAGATTCGCCATATTTTTTTATAAATTTTTCTACAACACTATTTAAACGCTTACTTACTTTTGCCAAAAGATCTGCAGCATCTTCTTTATTATCTAAGTTTCTTACTACATATATTTTGTTATCTAATTTTGATCGCACGTATACCAATTTAGGATTATACCATGCATGAAACATATATGCCACTATTGACACAATTGCTATTGTATATAACAGTTCGTACATGAATTATACATATATAATTTGTTAAATCTAAATTTGTAATACTATTTTTTTGTTACACAATAATTTGTCTTTGTATTGTACATACATTTATCTGAATTCTCTGATTTAAGAACTGTTTTTACACATCTACTTTTAGTTGGCTTTTCACGTTTTAAAAATTTACAAAATTTATTATTATCTTGTTTCAAATCCTTTTTCATTACACATCTATTATTACTATTTAATTCACATTTATCAGATTGTTTTGATGGATCATCCGTAACTTGACATTTTTGACGAGCTTTAGATGGTTCCCAAGCACAATATTTTATTTTAGACTTGGGTTGTTTTTTTGATTTATCATGTGCTGGTGCTGGTGCTGGTGCTGGAGATGGTGCTGGAGATGGTGCTGGTGCTGGAGATGGTGCTGGAGATGGTGCTGGTGCTGGAGATGGTGCTGGAGATGGTGCTGGTGCTGGAGTTGGTGCTGGTGCTG